AGCGGCAATATTACCGGGCGCTCCTGTAAAACCAATCCATCCGTTTGAGCCAACAGTTATTTTGTTGTAATCAGTCCAGTAGTAGCGAAAACTCCAATTAAGATTGAAGAGGGATGCGAGATTTATGAGGATGTAAGGGATGGTGTTTACCAAATGGGTGTAGATCCATCAGAAGGAATTGTAGACCCATCTTCTATTTCGGTTATAGATCAACAGGGAAGAAAAGTAGCCAAGTTTAATGGGAAGGTTCCCATAATCGCTTTGGCTGATAAGGTGAAATTTCTATATTACAAGTATCGCAAACCACTCATCATACCAGAATCTAATTCAGCCGGTGCCGCTTTAATCAGAGAGATAAGAGACCTCAATGTTTACAAACGAAAGAAGACAGAATATAAATACGATAAAGAAACTGAGGTTCTGGGATTCAGGATGTCTTGGGATTCCAAACAACAGTTAATCTCCAACTTTGCCAGACTTCTAAGGGAAAAAAGGGTGAGGATATTCGATGCCAATACCATAGAAGAAATGAAGTCTTTCATGTGGAGTAATGAAGCTACTATGCAGGGGGCGGGTGCTGCCAAGGGATTTCACGATGACGATATTATCTCTACTCTTCTTGCGTATTGGTCCTTTTCTCCTGAGAAAATAGAACAAATCAGGGCGAATAAGAGTGTTCCACATTTTGCCAAGAGATTTCAATATTTCTGATAGTGATATAATCAATTCATGCCTAAAGGATATAGAAAAGATGGAACACCATTTGGATTTAAGGTGGGTAATCAAACTGGTAAATTGCTCAAGAATAGAAAAAAATCCCAAGTCCATAAAGACAGGATTAGAAAAGCCCTATTGGGTAACAAGAATGGATTGGGAAATAAGAACGCCCTGGGAAAACATTGGAGGCGACCACAGACGGCTAATGATAAGGTTCGAGGTGAAAAACATTATTTCTGGAAAGGCGGGATTACTCCAAAAAATGAAAGGATTCGTAAATCTTTGGAATACAAACTCTGGCGAACCGCTGTTTTTGAGAGAGATAAACACACCTGTATTTGGTGTGGAAATAACCAGGGAGGAAATCTTGAAGCCGACCATATAAAGAAGTTTTCGGATTTCCCCGAACTCCGCTTCGCAATAGATAATGGACGAACATTATGTAAACCATGCCATAGAAAAACGGATACTTGGGGAAGAAGAAATCCCAAGTATAATTAAGTGTTATAATATATATTATGAAACATGTAATGCATAAGATGCCTAATGGTAAAATGATGAGTGATAAAAAGATGAAGAAAATGGGAAAAAAGAAGATGATGAGTCTTCGAGATATGCCTATGAAATATTAATGCCTTTTAAGAGCGTAAAACAACGAAAATATTTATTTGCCAATAAACCCAAAATTGCAAGAAGGTGGGCGAAGAAATATGGCGCTAAAATAAAATGATTCTCAGGGAAATAAATAAGGAAATAAATGATTTCAAGAATAGACAAATTCAGATTGTTCCGAGTTTGTTTTTCAATCAATATGAAACACTTCAGCAAATCTATTTCTATTATAACTCAAAATATAAAACGGGCGAAGTTGATGCTGATGGAGATAGGAAATATTTCCATAATATAAACAGAAATCCCTGCAAGGTTGGTTCTAAGTCTATTGACTTTGATACGAAGAATATTCGTCTCTTAACTACCGAGGGGGGAGATTCCCTCAAGACATGGTTTATGGAGAGAGATCTTAAGTTCTGGATGCGAGATAAGCAATTTGGTAAAGTGCTTAATCGTATTTTTATGGAACTTCCTATTTATGGCTCTGTTGTTTTAAAGATCATTGACGGGACTCCAATGTTCGTTGATTTGAGGAATTTTGTCATTGAACAAAGTGCCGATACCCTAGAGCAAGCAAACTATATAACAGAAATTCATAATTATACCCAGCAGGAATTTAAAAGCGTGGCTAAAAAAATGGGCTGGGAAAAGAAAAAGATTGATGAAGTCATTGAACTCTTTCATCAAATGAAAGATACATCACACATTAGGCTTTATGAAAGATATGGAGAAGTTCATGATGAAGAAAAAGAAACATATTCTTTTAGGAGAATATTCATTGCCGATGTTGGTGTAGATCAATATGACCAATATGAAAGACTCACTGTTCCATATAAGGGGGTTGAATTATCTTCTGATGAATGGGGTATGGAGAATAATCCATATTGGGAATTTCATTGGAATAAGGTTTCTGGAAGATGGCTCGGTGTTGGTGTTGTGGAGGAACTATTTGAGCCGCAAATCGCTCTTAATCAATCTACTAATCTTCAGAATAAATCTTCTTATTGGGCGGCTCTTAAACTTTTCCAGACTCGCGATCAAGCTGTAAATCGAAATCTTTCAACTGATGTTAGAAATGGTGAAGTCTTGAATGTTGATTCAGAGATCACCCCAATTAATATGGCTTCTTCAGAGAATCTTGCTTTCTTCAATCAGCAAGATCAGAAGTGGATGAGAAATAGGGATGAACTTACTTTCTCATATGATGTGGTTCAGGGTGAAAGACTTCCTGCGGGAACTCCATTGGGTTCTGCTCAGATTGCCATGACCCAGACACTTTCCTACTTTGAACAGATTCAGGAAAATATCGCTATGGCTATCAAGGAATTACTCTATGAAGTAATCATCCCGCAATTTGAGAAAGAAAACAACACGGAACATACCCTGCGTTTGGTTGGAAAAGATCTTGATAAGTTTATTGAGATGGTTAAGAATAACTTGGTTCTCAAAGAAATCATCCGACAAGTAACTTCAGGTAAACCATTTCCAACCCAAGAGGAAAAGGAAGTTATGGAGATTGCCATCTCAGAGGGAATCAAACAAGAAAGAGAGAAACTTCTAAAGATTCCAAAAGGATTTTATAAGAATGTCAAATATGATGTTGATATTGATATTACGGGTGAGTCTATTGATACTCGTGTTCGCCAAGCAACCATCTTTGCTGTTCTTCAGGCTATCACAGCAGATCCAACAGCTACCCAAGACCCTATCAAGAAGAAAATAATCTATATGACACTTGAAAATGGAGGTGTCAATCCCAATGAAATCTTTGATGTAGAAAAAAAGTCTATTGATGGAATGGTTCCAGGACTTTCACCTATTGCTAAGGGTTCGGGTGGTGGAGTAAGTTCGGCTGCTCTTGGACAAGCAGTACCCGGCGCATCTCCTCAAACAGTCTAATGACTAATGAACAAAAGAAAATTTTAGAAGAACTTGGAAGAAGCGGATTCGGTAAGGTTCTTCGTGTATACCTAAAAGAAGAACTTGACAATATTGATGATATATCATCTTGTAAAACCCTCAAGGAAATGGAGGGAAGACAATACGGAATCAAACTTGTCAGGAAATTATTCTCTTTTATGGAAGAACAAAAGACCACAGAAAAAGGGAAAAATCAATACGAGTAAAAAACTCGTAGTATAATATATATATTATCAATAGTTCGTCACTTAAGACGTTAAAATGTAAACTATGAATACTGAAGATGTAATCGGGGGGTCATCACCCGAAGAGGTTATCGAGAACGACAGTGAAGTCGAAAAAACACCCGAAATGTCATTACCTGGAAATGACAAAACAGTTCCTTATGAGAGGTTCAAGGAAGTCAATGACGAACTTGCCAAACTTAAGAAACAACCGAAATCTGCGGTTAAACAGGATAAATCACCAGTAGATGCTCTCGACTTCATTAAATTGGGGAAGAAGCTACAAGACTATTCGGATGAGGAAATTGATTTTGCGACTGAATATGCGAAGTCTAAGGAGCCAGGTGAAATAACTAAAGCTCTTGAAAATGAATATATCCAGTTGGCCTTTAAAGCCAAAAGAGAAAAGGTCGAAAAAGAAAAATCATTAACGCCATCCGGTAAACAATCTGAAATGGAAAAACCTAAATCCTTCATGGATAAACTACGTTCAGCTGATCTCTCCAGTGCGGAGAAGATGTTGGAAGAAGCCGGACTTTATAAAAGTCCCAGGCCAAATCCAAACAGAAAAAATATCGGATAAATTAAATGACACAAGTAATTACAAACGATGTATCTGCTATAGTTCCTGAATTATGGTCAAAAATGGTGCAGGTTCCTTTGTATAAGTCTTTGGTTGCATTAGAAATTGCGGACATGAAATTGGGTGATTACAGTAATTCTGATACCATCCACATTCCACGTTTCGGAAATCTTTCTGCCACAACTTATACCGCTGGGACTACTATTTCTGCCGTAGCTCAAGACTGGGCATATGACACACTCGTTATTTCTTCTTACATTGTTGCTCCTTTCTATGTGGACGATGTTCACAAAATTCAGACTAATATTGACGCTGCAAGGGAACTTGCCACAGAAGCGGCTTTCCGTCTGAAAAATAGGATTGACACTGATGTTCTGAAAAATATCACAGGAGCTGATGGCTTTATGCCAGCAGACGACCTTGATATCGGTACTGGTTCCACCAATGGTGCTCCAGTTTCAGCCGGTTCAGCAAACATCATCAATGTCTTCGCGGGAGCTCGAAAGTTCCTCCGCGATCACAATGTTGAAGAATTAGGAGATTGGTGTTGCATTGTTTCCCCGAAGATTGCATCTCAAGTTGAAAAAAAGGCCGCAACGGTCGGTTTCAATGTAGCAGATTCAACCTTAAGGAATGGTTACGCTGGAGATTTCATGGGCTTCCAAGTCTATATTTCCAACAACCTTCCATCAGGAAACCTTTCAGCCATCGCCCCAGCAGCGGGTAACGGCATTATTGGCGGTCTATCTGGTGCTGGCGCATCCGGTACAACCGTTGGACGTGCTTCTTACTTCGGAAGAAAAGGTACCATCAGCGTCGCTATGCAGAAATCTCCAGGTTTGGAGATCAAGCCTAAAGACGATATGTTAGGTTCAAACTTCATCTTCTGGACTGTATACGGTTCAACTGTTACAACGAAGAACAAAGAGAGAGGTATTAACCTTTCTATGCCGACAGCCTTCACTGGCTAATAGGTAAGTTGTTTGTGCTCCTATCGCATCCAAACCTCGATGAGGTATACGATCTGGAGCACAATTGAGGAAGCAACTATCTTATAAGTTAATAATAAAATATATGTTAAATAAATTCAACAGATTACTCGCTATCTGGCGATTAAAAAATAGGTATCTATACCTAAAAGAAGTAGATAAATTAATGGAAGAATTCGTAACTGAAACCATTTTAGGTGGTGGCCCTCCTGAATTTATTGGTGTTCAAAGAAAGCAACTTATTCAACTCCAAAATGAAATAAAGTCGAAAGATAAATTATTAACTTTTCTAAGGAAAATATAGCCGTGAAAGTTTTATTTGTAGCGGATCGCCCGGATGCATATATTCATGGAATTTGGTTTCATAGAATAAATCTCCCCACCCAAGCTCTTAAATTAAGAGGACACGCTGTTAGGCAGATGTCAATAGGTTCAGAGATTCCAAAAGAATTGCTCGAATGGCCAGATGTTGTAGTATTCGGCAGAACTTATCCAACTCAATATAACCCAGTCAAGTGGATGAAGGAATTTAAAGCCCAAGGGGTAAGGGTTATTTACGACATGGATGATGATTTTTGGCAAGTGGCAAAAAATAATCCCAGTGTACTTGTGTCAAATGCCCTAAAAGATCAATACGAGAGTCAAATAAAGGAAGCTGATATTGTTATTACGCCATCAGAGGTTTTAGCAAAGAAATTCAAAAAATATTTTAAGAAGAAAATCCATCTTTGTCCGAATGGTGTAGACTTAGCTAGTTATATTGAAAGACCGCATATTCATCAAGAACTTGTAATTGGATATATGGGGGCCGCTTCTCATTGGGGAGACTTACATCTCATTGGACAAGTAGTAAATGATCTAGCAAAGAAATATGATTTCCTGTTTGCTATTTATGGACTTACGGGCGAACCCCTTGAGGCTGCTATGTATTTCTATCAAAGAACTTTAGCTGGAAATTTTGCACCAGAGAAAAATGAATATTATCGTTCGGCCATTAAATTCGCAGAACAACTCAAGGATTTAAAGACAATGCACGTTCCATTCATGCCGCCAGAATTACATCCATCAGTTCTTTCGAGGTGTGATTTTGATATTGGCATTGCCCCACTTGAAGATACCACATTTAATGCTGGAAAATCCTGTGTTAAATATTATGAATATGCTTCGGTGGGGACGGCTGTATTGGCGTCCGATGTTCTCCCGTATTCAAAAGAAGTAGGATATTTAACCAAGAATACTTACAAAGATTGGTATAAGAAACTTGAGAAACTCATTGTGGATAAGGAATTCAGAGAGAAACTCGGAAAAAAACAGCAAGATTGGGTTCACAAAAATAGAAGCCTTGATGCCATTGGTCTTCCCTGGGAACTAGCTTTACAGGGTGAAGGTATAAAGGGATTAAAAGTTCTAAATCAATCTTAATGATTTATACCCTGGATCATAATTCAGTATTAAAAGATTTAGGAACTACTGAAGATTTTGATAAAGCAAAAACGGTGATCCTTTGGAATGATGTCAATCCAATAGAAAGAGGGATCATAAATCTTGCCAAATCGAGGGGTAAAAAAAATTTAGTCTATCAACATGGAAGAAGGGGAACTTCTAAATACTTTTCCCCATTTAATGAAAAAATAAAAGCTGATATACTCATGGTATGGGGTGAGTCTGATAAGGAAGCTCTCATTGAAGCTGGGCAAGACCCGAAGAAAATTAAAGTTGTCGGAGCTACTGTGTTCAAATATCTCAAACCCAGAAAAGAACATGGGGGAATAAATATAGTATTTTGCCCAGAACATTGGGACAGACCAGTGGAAGAAAATATTAAAGTTAGAAATGAATTAAGAAAATTAAAAAACTGCAATGTCATTACTAAAATTATTGAAAGCCATAATCCAGAAGAGTTTGACAACCCCGTTGCATCCCGAAGAGATGATGCTAATCACCTTGACATTTGTGCCGATGTTCTTTCTACTGCTGATTTGGTTGTTGGGATTTCTGAATCTACTTTCGAACTTATAGCTCAGGCTATGGATATACCAGTGGTCATCATGGAGGAATGGGAACCGAAATCATTTGGTGGA